AGCTGCAAAGCCCAGGGCTATCAAGAACGCTCAAGAAGAGTACAAAAACCTGATAAAGAAGAAGCACTATCGTGAGATGGTTGCTAAAGCTGCAGAGGATGACTTCGGTAGTCTCTATGTACCAGAAAACGTACAGCACCAGATCGTAAAGCCAGAAGACTTCGCTGGCCACGCATTGGTTAACTACAAGACCGATCGCAGTGACTTGGGTGTTGTTGATCGATTCCTTGGTACTCAGATGGGCACTAAGGTTCAATCAGGCACTAAGTTCACGCCAAAGCACGCTGATGAGCTGTTTGGTTGGGCGTCTATGGGATCCGATACCGGAATGTCTGGTATCGCCAACAAGGCGCATCGCAAAGCCATAGCTACTGAGAACCTGACTGATATGCCATCGGCTGCAAGCAGTGTTCTTATGGGTGAAGAGTCATCACGATTCAGTGTACCAGTAGCTGAGATGATGCTTAAGCTCGTTAAAGACAACATGCCATCTAAGCAGGCCGTTAAAGCATTTGATGATGAGATGCGTAAAACTGATAAGAAATGGGTTGGCCTGGAATCAGATGAAGCGCTAGAGCAGCTGAAAGGCTTGGGCGATCACACCATGAAAGGCGCAGGCGCTCACCGTAAGCGATTCCTTCAGGTGCTAGAGAAGCCTGAGTTCCGCAAGATGGGCTTCCCGCAGCCAAACACCGCATTGCCAGTTATTGATAACCCTGAGTACGCAGGATTACCTATTGGCACTCAAGGCTTGAATATGTGGCTGCCTGACACAGCTCGTCGGGTAGAGAATAAAACCGGACTGCACGAGTCATACTCTCACATTCTGCCAAGGCTTGAAGGCACAATGGGCCGCTACGAGGTTCCTGTTAGCTTTGCAGCACAGAACCCTGCAGTTATGCGTGCATTAGGCGACGCTTACACGACTCCAAAGTGGAGCGAAAAGACACTCAAGCTGACTAAGCCACGACCATTCACTTATGGTGAGTTAATGACCGCCAACATGGATAGATCAGCCGGCGCTACTGGCACTATCCAAAAGATTGATCAAGAGTCTATCGACTCAGTAAATAAGGCTATCGAGTACAACAAAGCATTGATCGCTAAGTACGGCTCTCTGCCTGCAGCTTTGGCGGCCGGCGAGGTTATGGCTGACGAGAAGCCTGACGAGGCTAAGTACAACCCATTTGCCAGCCTGGTCCGCAAGTACGGCTTTACTCAAGCTCAGGAGATGATCAATGACATCAAGTCTCAGATCGATCGTAAACAGCAGATCAAAGACGACGCAGCCAAGATGGCTAGCTGGGAGCGCGAATCTCATCGTGCGCCACGCAGCGACACTCTGATCGACATTGGTAATTTCATTAAGGCAGACGAAGGCAACATTGGCTTGCTAGATGCTATGGGCACAACGCTAGAGAAGATTGGCCAAGGTATGGAGCTAGATTGGCAAGATTACGTCGTTCCAGCGCTTGAAGTCGCTGCAATCCCGCTAATGAAGCCAAGTATCAGCTCTCTACGCTCTATAGGTACTAAGGCTCAGCCATTCAGACACGTTGTTGACGACGCTGTTATGTACGATCGCTATGGCAATCGCTTAGGTGCTAAAGGCTTCCAAAAAGGCGTTAGTGGATGGGAGTTAGGTAGCTCTGCTGCTGACGTTGGATTAAATACAGCTATGGCAGGCGCTACGCTTGAAGAAATATTGCGGAAGTTGGCAGAACAATGACACCAATAGAAATGCAAGGTATCCTAGATGCCATCCGAGCCATGAACGAAGGTCAGTACGCTGCCCGTGGTGAATACGTCACTGAGACACCACGCATGAGTAAGGTAAACCCAACACGACAGGCTTATGACTACGAGGTTGAAGGTTTGCCTGAGAGTAAGTTCATGCTCTACGACTATTCCGAGCCTAAGCCATACGAGCATAAGTTCGACGAAAATGAGATGATGCAGATACTTGAGGCTTTCAGCAAAGGTAAAGTATATCGACCAATGCAAGCAGAACCCGGTACTGAAGAGTATAATTCCGAGGTAAAGCGCAAGTACCCAGTATTCTTTAGAGACTGATTATGGCCATTACTAACTATACAAACCTGCAGACAACGATCGCGGACTTCTTGAACCGAGATGACTTGACGTCTGTTATTCCTACGTTCATCCAGTTAGCTGAAGGACAGATGAACCGCGAGGTTCGTCATTACAAAATGGAAGCTCGATCTAACGGCCAGCAAACAGGCGGCGATCAGTATATGCAAGTGCCGGCTGATTGGCTTGAGACTATCCGATTGCACCTGACAAGCTCAGGTACTTCAGCGCTTACATTGATGAGTCGGGCTGCTATAGCAGACATACGAGCCAAGAATGAGAACGTCTCAACAGTATTGCCGTATTACTACTGCCACTCTGATGGCCAGTTCGAGCTGTATCCTACGCCAGTAGAAGACACTGACTTCGAGCTGCTGTATTATCAAAAGATTCCAAATCTGAGTTCATCAGTAACAACCAACTGGTTGCTGACTGACGCACCAGATGTTTACCTATATGGAGCTTTGCTCCACAGTGCGCCATACTTGGCTGAAGATGCTAGAGTCGCAGTCTGGGCGCAAATGTATTCTGCCGCTGTGCAGAATGTAAACAACGCGTCTGAAAAGGCACGTTATTCCGGCTCTGGCATGACACTTAAAGTACGAGGATTAGGCTAATGTCTTTTTCAAATTATTTAGAAACCGAACTGCTTGACCACGTTTTCGCGGGCAATGCATACACTGCGCCATCTACCTTGTATTTGTCGCTTCACACCGCAAACCCTGACGAAGATGCATCAGGCGCTGAAGTTTCAACTTCTGGCACTGCATACGCTCGTCAAACAGCAACTTTTTCAGTATCAGGTAACACTGCGACAACTACTGCTGCAATTGAGTTTGCAACAGCTACCGCTAACTTCGGAACAGTGACTCACGTTGCTGTGTGGGATGCTGCGACATCCGGCAATATGCTGATTTATGCAGCGTTAGCTTCATCTAAAACAATCGAAACTGGTGACGTATTCCGCGTACCGGCAGGCGATTTAGATATTACCCTGGACTGATAAATGCCTATTGAACGCGGCGGTTACAGTCTTTACCTTTACGGTTCAGGCGACTTCGGTACAAGCGGCGTTATCCATGAGGGTAGCGCTTCTGTATCGGCTTCCGCGTCAATGTCGGCTTCTGGTGGTCGTTCGCTAAAAAGTTCAGCAGCGGCATCTGTTTCTTCTGCGACAGCAGCAAGCGCAATGCGTGAACGTGAATCTGGCGCATTAGCTTCAGTCACTTCAACGATTATTGCAGCCGGTGAAGGCGTTGTAATCAAACGCACTGATAAACTCGCTTATGGCGGTGGTGTTTACGGATACAACGTATTTGATAATGCTGACTTGCAGACAATATCGTCAGCAACTTCAGCAGGGTCAACGGCGAGCGGTGAAAAAATCCATCTTGGCTCTGCTTCTGCATCGGCGTCAGCATCTTCAGCAAGCTCATCTGAGCGCGTTAGAGAGGCGAATGTCCCAACAAACTTAGCCGATGGCACCTTCAATAGTTACGCGTACACAACAGCTTCTGCGCAAGGTGCATTTACAGTAAATTCTCAGCCTAGAACCGTGACTGCGAGAGCAACTCCTGCTTTGGTAGTCGAAAGGGTCAGGTTTACGACACAGCTTTCCGTAGTTGAATCGGCTACGATTGCTATCGGTCGTGAAAAATGGGAAATTATCACCAACGATTCAAATATTTGGACTACAATCGCCGCATAACGGCACATAGAGGAAATATCTCATGGCAGATACTACGACAACCAATTATAGCTTGACCAAGCCGGAAGTCGGCGCGTCTGAGGATACTTGGGGTACTAAACTAAATGATAACCTTGACACTATCGATGGTCAGCTAAAGACTAACGCTGATGCTATTACAGCAAAGCAAGCGACCCTTACGTCAGGTGATATCACGACAGATCTTTTGGCTGCTGATGCTGTAGATGGCACTAAGATCGCTGACAATAGCATTGATTCTGAACACTACGTTGATGGCTCAATCGATACTGTACACATTGCTGACGACGCAGTAGACGGCACTAAGATTGCTGATAACTCAGTTGGCACTGCGGCGATGGATGTTGCTAGCACAGGCACAGCCGGTCAATTCCTGAGTTCAGATGGCGACGGCTCTATGTCATGGGCTGACGCTCCAAGCTCTGGTTTGTTTTCAGACACTATTGACGTAAATGACGGTGGTGCAACTGCGATCACGTTGACTGCTAACGACAACGGTAAGTCGCTTTTAATTACTTCAGACAGAACAACCATTACTTTGCCAAGTTACCAAGATGGTTTGGCTTTTGCTATTTCTCAAAAGCTTGAAGATAGCGAAGAAGTAATCATTCAGGCTACCGATGAACTTGACGAGTTAGGGCTGGGTGGCGGCATCATGGCAGGTAAGAAAGATTACCTGGTTGGCGCTGTTGGTGGTGTGTGGCGTGTGTTTAAAGAAACTCTCGGCTTCCCTGTTAACTATCAGAATATTACGGCTTCAGGCACATATACCCCACATCCATCAGCAATCAGTGTTTTGGTTTGTTGTTGTGGCGGCGGAAACGGTGGCGGTGGCGGTTACGCTGAAAAATATTATGCTGACGCACAAGCGTTAGCTGGCACTACAATTAGTATTGGTTCGGCAGCTCAGTTTGACGGCATGACTGCAAACGCAGCGAGTGGTCAGACTGGCGGTAACGGTAGTGGCGGCACAGTTTCTTATTCTGGCGGTAACGGCGGTAGTGGCGCATATGCTAACCATTACGGTCAGTACGCTAATGGCGGTCAAGGCGGCGGCGGCGGTCGTGGCGGCAACGGCGGTCAAGGCGGTAGCGGTATTATTAGTAACATGACTGCACAAAGAAAAGATGGCGGACAAGGCGGCTCAAGTGGCGGCAATAATGGCGCAAATGCAAGTCACAACGTTAATTCCACGCCTAACGGAAGCAACGGCACTGGTTCAGTTGCAGCTGCTGAAGACATGAGTGATACAGGCAACACAAACGAAGGTGTGGGTCGTTATTCTCACAACTTCTCTTATCAGGTGCTTGGTCGAAATCGAGGTGGCGCATCGATTCCTAACGGACTTGCTGGCTCTGGGGCAACTAAAGTCACATTTATTGAAATCTTGTTCAACCGTTAATTGGGGTAAGATATGAAATACTATGCAATTATTGAAGGCGGTTTAGTAACAAACGTTCTTATCTGTGAGGATGACTACGTTCCCGCGAATGGCACAGAAGTTACAGAAGATGTGTTTACATACGCCGGAACACAAGACGGAACTAAGTCTTTAGATCAAGTTCAAGCAGACGCGGCGACCGCCAAAGATGCAGCGGATTTAGAGCAGCGTAAGAAAGAAGCCCGTGAGTGGCGCGACCAGATGCTTAAGGACACCGATTGGTGGGCTGTATCGGATCGCACGATGACGCAAGAGCAGATTGACACACGTCAAGCATTGCGTGATTACCCTTCCAAAGAAGGCTTCCCTGACGTACCATTCATGGATGAATGAGGTCATACAGCACGAAAAACCATTTCCATACGTTGAAATCCGTAACGCTTACACCGAAAGCGAAGTAAGCGACATAATGAAAGAGCTTGATTCGTTCCATGAGTCAGGCTCTTTTTTACCACCAGAGCAAACAGGCTCTGCGGCTGACGACAATGAATTACTAAAGAAAAACTCAGCTGTATGGGTTGATGATGTTTATCAAAATAGAAGTGAATCACCGATCCTTTGCCACAACAGAAAGTTATTTTCTATAGGCAGTCAACTTGACTTACGCAAGCTTGGTGCAGTGTTTAGAACTGTTGAAAAATGCACGTTAGATTGGACGTTGGTTAGTTACTACGAAAACGAAGATCTGTATAAACCTCATCACGACGCAAGCAACCTGACGGCTTTAACGTACTTTTTCAAACAGCCTAAAAAGTTTACCGGCGGAGACTTGTACTTTCCTGAATATGATTTTGTTCTTGAATCAAAATTCAATACAACGTATATTTTTTGTAGCCTAGAGATGCATGGTGTTACTAATGTAGTCATGGATGGCAAAGATGAAGGTAAGTGTAATGGTCGATATTGCATGAGCCAGTTTTTAAGTTTCAGATAGCAATAGAGGTCAATATGCAATCTAAAATAACCGACTTTGTCGGAGTCTATGATGGCTTTTTCACGCCTGAATGGTGCGATGAGGTAATAAAAGCTTTTGAAATCCACCATGAAGATGGACTAACAAAGACGCGCCAAGAATTACATGATGGCGATGAAGTACACAAGAAAGATATATCGACTTGGACTGCCGAGTACTGCCATGCTGAGGCAAAGTTCTCAGGTTTAAGGACAGTATTAAACAGGACGTTTAATGACGTTTTTTGGCAGAAAATATACCCAAATTATGCTGAAACATACTCGGCATTAAAACACTGCGATAACTTCACTATTTACGAAAACAAGGTGCAAAAGACTAACCCTGGCGGCGGTTATCATATTTGGCACTTTGAGTCGGCTGCTCGCGCACAATCTAATAGAATTTTAACGCATATCTTATATCTCAATGATGTTGAGGAAGGCGGTGAAACCGAGCTTCTTTATTTAGGTAAAAGAATAAAACCCGTGAAAGGCAGGCTGGTGTTGTTCCCTGCTGCATTCACGCATACCCATAGAGGTAACCCGCCGCTATCTGGATCGAAGTATATCGTTACAGGTTGGGCTGAATTCTGATGTTTAAGAAAGAGAAAGATATCGAGCTTACTTTTGTATGTCACGACGCAAACGCGTATCACCAGCATAGTGTTCACCTTGCTCGCAATAATATGCCTGATTGGTATAAAAACCTGCCTAAGCCTGAAGGTTACAACTTCGATAAGGATCATTCTTTGCCAAACATGAAGTTATGTAGCGGCTTGACCGATATGTACGACAAGATGATCGAAATTCCGATGTGGTCAGATGTCGCGTTTAAGATCGGCAAAAAAGGCACTAATTTTTGGGCTTACGCATTTGCGAGCATGGATGGCGGATTTACGCAGCACAATGAATATCAGCGTGGGGCATTTCGCC